CGTACCGACATAGGTTACGAGAACATGATCATGACACGACATAATGGTAGGGAAGGTATTGTTATCTCTGCTGGTTTCTCTCGTTCAGCGTCTATGGGACTGAGACAGACGATGATCACCAAGAACATAGGGGCAAATATGTTCAAGAACATGGTGGAAGGAGACAAGGTCATAATCAAGGATGTGGATCTAATACAAGAACTTTATGCCTTCTGCGAGAAGGGTAAGAGTTGGGAAGCCCAGCCTGGAAACACAGACGATCTCGTGATGTGTTGCCTATTGTTTGGTTGGCTTTCTGCACAACAATACTTTGAAGACCTCATAGAGGTTTCCCTACGTTCAGAATTTCTACAGGATGTCGACCAAGACACGTGGGATGATCTGACTCCGTTTGGATTTTATGATGATGGAATAACAGAGTACGACTATAAGGAACCACCGACTATGGTGGTGAAAGATGGTGATGACTCGTGGTTGTCGTAATGCTCAATTTTACTAAATACTTTGTATACGCAACTGCTGACGATTTGTAACTAAAGGAGTTATATGGCATTTCCAATAAGTCCAGGCGTCTCGATTAGGGAGATTGACCTTACGACTGGAACACCTGCAGTAGCAACCTCGATTGCTGCAGCGGTAGGACAGTTCGTATGGGGTCCAGCGGATGACATCACTTTGGTGACATCTGAACCAAACCTAAAAGCGAGGTTTGGAGCACCTAACGAAGATACCTACGTTCATTATTATGCTGCGGCGAACTTCCTGAGCTACAGTAACAACCTAAGATTAGTCAGAGTCGTAGCTGATGACGCAATGAACGCTACGACTGATGGGGGAGGCCGTCTTATAAAGAACGCCGATTCCTACATTGACTTAGACCCAGACCAAGGTGGAAACTTAGACAGTACACCTAATCGTTTCTGGGCCGCGAAATTTCCAGGCTCCTTGGGTAACTCCCTTGGAATCGCTATGTGTCCTGCTGACACACCAGCGTTAGAAATGACTGGAACTGTAGAGGTTGTATCTGGAGTTTGTACAGGAACAGGCACCGCGTTTGATGACGAACTATTTGTCGGAGCGAAAGTCTCCGTCAACGGCAACGTATTTCACGTTGCTTCTATAACATCAAATACCCAGTGTGACTTTACTTATCCACTGGCTGACCAAGCTGCAGGATCAGCACCAACAAGACTGATCCATTCCAATTTTGAAGATTTCAACATGATTGGAACAGTATCCTTGACCGCTAACAGTTTAGAAGTAGTCGGAACAGGAACAGCATTCACCGCTGACTTCAAAATCGGTGACTTGATTGTGATTGGAGCAAATACATCAGAAGTTCAGTCTATTGCGTCTGACACATCGATGACTGTCAAACATCCTATCTCGACTACCGCTATTGCAGGTGGAACGAGTTACGATAAGAGATGGAAGTTCGCACTGAACTTTGACTCAGCCCCAGGCACATCAGCCCACGCTGAAACAGCGAATGCACAGAATGACGAAATTCACGTAGTTGTTTACGACTACGCCGCTGACTGGACAGAAGTAGAAGATGACGTAATTGAGTCATGGTCTAACTTGTCCGTAGGTCGTGATGCTAAATCTCCAGAGGGAGCGAGCATCTACTACAAACAGAGGATCAACAATACATCACAGTACGTATCGTGGTTGAACCATCCAAACGAAGCGATGGCCGCTGCGACTGGTGACTGGGGTGGATACACAAAGAACGCCCGTTTCACAACTGTCAAACAAAACTATTACTATGAGATGACAGGTGGAAGTGACGGAGGAGCTATCACAGTTGGAGACATGCAACTGGGATGGGATAAGTTCAACGATCCTAACGTAATCGAAATTTCTATCATGATGTTAGGAGCACCACCTGAAGGGGATGGGGCTACACTTGCTAACTACATCACTGGTATTGCAGGAAAGAGAAAGGACTGTGTAGTCTGTATCTCACCTGAGTTCTCAGACGTAGTAAACAAGCCTAACGCAGAACTTTCAAACCTAAAGAACTTCAGAACGAGCCTTACCTCGTCAACGTATTCTATTCTGGACACAGGATGGGGATACCAGTACGACAAGTACAACGATACCTATCGCTGGATTCCTTTGAACGGAGACATTGCAGGTATCTTGGCAAGAACTGACGCTGATGCAGACACATGGTTTTCACCTGCTGGATTCCAACGTGGTACTATTAACAGTGCTATTCGTTTGGCTTACAATCCTACACAGGAGGAAAGGGACGAACTTTACAGAATCGGGTATAACCCAGTCGTAAGTTTCCCAGGCCAAGGTACAGTTCTATTCGGTGACAAAACTCTTTCTGCGAAACCAAGTGCGTTTGACAGAATCAACGTCCGAAGACTTTTCATCTACTGCGAGAAGGTCATTGGACAGGCTGCGAGAGACCAGTTGTTCCAGTTCAATACTGCGTTCACAAGGTCGAACTTCTCCTCACTTATTGAGGGATTCTTGGAAGGTATCAAGTCGGGACAGGGTATCACAGACTTCTTAGTCGTTTGTGACGAAACCAATAACACACCTGACCTTATCGATGCTAACAAGTTCGCTGCAGACATCTTTATCAAGCCCACTAAATCTATTAACTTCATACAACTGACATTCGTTGCGGTCCGTTCTGGGGTCGAGTTCAGCGAAGCGGTTGGAGCAGTATAAGGGAGATAAATGGCTGACGTAGCATATTCGATAAATGATTTTATCAAGAGTTTTCCAAAAGCTGGTGCTCGCCCCAATTTATTTGCTGTAAGTATTGAGGGTAAAGGGCAACAGTATTTCCAGAACGTACCTACATTCGCACCTGAACACTTCTTATTGTGTCAGACTGCAAGTTTACCTGCTACCGATCTTGGAAACATTCCAGTATCCTTCATGGGAAGACAGATTAAACTGCCTGGTACACGGACCTATGGAAACCTCTCACTTTCGTTCTACAATGACGAAGACATGAGTATCAGAGTCGCATTCGAAGAATGGGCACACGACATTCAAAACTTCGCCAACGTATTCGGAAACAAAGTAGAGATCAATGCAGATTCGGAGATCATCTCCACTATATACGTTACACAACTTGGAAAGAAGGGTAACCAACTTAGAAGGTATAAGTTCAATACCGCTTTCCCTGTGAACGTAGGGGATATCGCTCTGTCATACGGAGACACCGATACCATTGAGTCTTTCACTGTAGAAATGGCTTATCAATACTATGAGATTCAAGAGACTGCTACACGTGGTCTTACTGACGAATAATAGAGAATAAAATATGGCAATCAAACTTTTCGGTTTTACAATCGGAAGGGATGACAGTGACAAGCTGACCTCTCAGCATTTTACGATTCCAGAACCAGAGGACGGAGTAGCCTCCATTGCCTCTGGTGCTGGTGCGTTTGGTCAGTTCCTTGATCTTGAGGGTACAGTCAAAAATGAGTTTGACTTAATCGCCCGATATCGTGGGATGGCGTTGCAACCTGAGTGTGAGACGGCAATCGATGATATCATTAATGAGATTATTGTTGACACAGGGAAAACCGATCTTGTCACCCTCAACCTTTCAAATCTAAACGTAGGAGACAAAGTCAAGAAAGAACTCCATCGCGAGTTCAAGACTATCCTACGCCTACTCGACTTCCGCAATCTTGGGTACGATGTCTTCAAGAGGTGGTACATTGATGGTAGAGTTTATTACCATTGTATCATCGACCCAGCAAATCCTGCAGAAGGTCTCACAGAGTTACGAATCATTGACAGTCTGAAACTGAAGAAGGTAAGGGAAGAGAAACGTCCTACACCTGAAGAGCTTCAAGATGCAATGGTCAAGCCCATCATACCGAAGTTTGATGAGTATTACATCTATGCTCCAAATGGATTCTTTACCAAGGATTCTGGGAGTAAGTCACAAATCAAAATATCCAAAGATTCTATCGCATACTCTGGTTCAGGTCTCATGGACGCTGGACGGAAGATGGTCCTTGGATACCTACACAAAGCTATCAAACCTCTGAACAACCTGAGAATGGTAGAAGATGCTCAAATCATCTATCGTGTCTCACGTGCTCCCGAGCGTCGTATCTTCTACGTTGATGTTGGTAACCTGCCCAAGATAAAGGCAGAACAATACATGCGTGACATCATGCAGAGATACAAGAATAAGATTGTCTATGACGCTAACACAGGAGAAGTTAAGGATGACAGAAAGTTCGCAAGTATTCTTGAAGACTTCTGGCTCCCACGTAGAGAAGGTGGTCGAGGTACTGAGATTTCCACACTTCCTGGCGGACAAAATCTTGCCGACATCGAAGACATACTTTTCTTTCAAAAGAAACTTTACAAAGCCCTGAACGTACCTCTGTCTAGAATGTCAGACGAAGCCACATCTGGTTTCTTTGGACGAGCGTCAGAGATTACAAGGGACGAGATAAAGTTTGGTAAGTTCCTAGATAGACTCAGAAGTCGATTCAATACTCTGTTCTACGATCTGATGAAGAAACAGTGTTTATTGAAGGGTATCGCTTCTGCAGAAGACTGGGATCAAATTCGTGATGACATTCTCTTTGTTTATGAAACTGATACTCATTTTGATGAACTCAAGAATGCCGAACTTATGGAACAACGACTGAACCTCGTTGGCCAGGCAATTGACCATCGTGGTCGATACTTCTCTGACCAAGAGATACGTCACAACATCTTGAGACAAAATGACACAGATATTGACAGAATTAACACAGAGATTGAAGAAGAAAAAGAAGCTGGTCTTTATGATGATGGCGACGATGGTGGTTTCTAGTCCACTACACGCCCATCCTGACGGAGCTACACCCTATTGGTATTCATCTGCATGGATCTATGGATTCATCGAGGGTTGTGCTGGTAAGATAGAAGAATCACAAATGTTCTCAGATCGATTCTGGCCTGAACAGATAAGGTCTACTTGTGGTTGTGTCGTTGACGCACTAAGACACTCCGTTACGTTTGACCAAGTCCAAATTGATCCACCGATCCCAATGGTTCAAACTATCGTAGACCTGACATTACCTGTCTGCGTAGAAGAGGAAAACCAACGTGCCAAGGAAAATCCCATTTTGGGGGGTTGACTATTCCCTGACTTCACCCGCGATCACAAAGGTTGTGGGTGACACTTGGCATTCCTACGCAATGGGTAAGGAAGAGTCAAACGATCACGTTACTATTTCCAAGTATCCAGAATTCTTTTCCCAGACATACAGACGAAGAAGACTAGCCGACTGGGCCGTGGGTGTAATTACCTTTGACCGAGGTCTGGTGATGTTGGAGTCGTATGCGTTTGGGGCTAGGGGAGATGCAGTCACGAAGATTGCAGAAAATGGTGGGGTATTGAAACACGAGTTTCTGAACTACGGAATACCATTTGAGACTGTCCCTCCTACGACTGTCAAGAAATACGCGACAGGTAAGGGAAATGCAAAGAAACTAGATATGTATGACGCGTTCGTAGAAAGGACAGGAGTTGAGGTAGATCAATTCAAAGCATGGTCAGACATTGTCGACAGTTACTTTATTGCCATGTATTTCAGAGATAGGAGTGAAGGATTCTCCACACCCACACTCGTGGCCAGGGGCGACGATCCGTCTGACAATAAATCCGTCCTCAACTAGGTTACCAGTTCTCTTGTAATCAATAACTGCACTTCCAATCACATCATGCAGAATATCATGATTGACACGAATTTGAAACGTATCAGTAAAGAAGACATCATCCATTCGATCTTCCAACCCAGATTCAGTTTCGAGATGCCATTTCCAACCCGAACATCCTCCAGACTTAGCACCGACCCTAAGATATTCACCCTCTTGAATAGAGTCATTGATCACCATATATGCGCTATCGCTTAAGCTAATGTCCATAAAGTCCTTAGAGATTTATTTATCATCCGTAACACAGATAGTATAACAAACTATTTAGGGAATATCAAGTAGTTTTCTGCAAAAACGAAAAGTTGATAGTGATCGGGTTGATATCATTGACGATCTTTTTTTAGTAATTACACTTGACTTTCGCCTACAGACAGGTTATGATATAGTCATGAAATTCAAAATCACAGGTCAACATCTTCCTGACAGGATGACCACTGCATCAACAGTCATGACTGCCGTCAGTCTGGACCGAATGATGGGGAAGGAAAACAGAGATAAACTGGACCTACGTCTGAGGTTCAAACACCATCACAGTGAAGGTGAAGCCATTCCCTACAATAAATATAAGTACGATGTTATTGTAGACCATCACCGAATAACCCACGATGCGTGGAACAGAGAGTATCATCCTGACGAGAGGATCGTGAAAATCTGTAATATCGTCTGTCATGAGATGGTTCACGTTTGGCAGTATTTCAAGGGAGACCTTGTACACCAAGGACCACAACTGTATTATAAGGGAGTTCACTACGAGGCTGACAGTCTCCAGTCTTATTTCGACCAGCCTTTCGAAGAGGAAGCGAGGGGTAAAGAAGAAGGTCATATGATTGCATTCCTCAAGAAATGGAGAGAACTAGAATCTCAAGGAGTATTATGAGAGACCGAAACGTGTGGGAAGTATCTGTGCAAGGTAAACCACTCCAGACATTCTGTAAATCACAGAAAGCATTTGAACTGAAAGAGACCCTAGAAGAGAAGGGAATGAGAGGAGTGACCATCAAAAAAAGATGGATAGATGCCCGTCCTTGAAAAAAAATGAAGATTTCACTTGACTTCTGAGTCAACTTGCATTATACTATAATCTGATTGAGTGATTGAATAACCCTTTTCGGAGTACCGATATGACAAACCCAATGATAACTCAAATGGACGAACAAGTTGAAAAACTCATGAACGTGATGAAGAATGACTACTATGAGTGGTCACAGAGAGGTTCAGATCCTCATGGTGTGAGTCACCAGATGTGGATGGACTATTGTGATAAACTTCACGTGATTGAGGGACGTAAATACCTCAAGGTTGTCTCTGACAACTCAGTGTGTGCGTTCATTGTGAACACCACTTCAGATAAGAAGTTCCAATTTGGTGACGTTCTTCTCCCTGCAGGTTGGTCAAAACCTGCTAGAAACTTCGCACGTTGTAACGTGTTCGATACCATTTCCGTTGAGAAGGGAATGCGTTGGACTGGTCCGATTTACGGATGATTTCACTTGACATTTCATTTCATTTCGCGGTATAATAGGTTTCAAGATTGAGAAAGGAATTATGGAAAACGTAGCCCAACAAAAATCGATGTTAGCTCAGTTGTTAGCGACTGAGAACATTCAAGTGATTCACGATTCTAAACTTGAGACTGCGGGTTTTGACCCGATTGGTCGTAAGTTATACCTACCTGTCCTCAAGGAGATGTCTGGTCCTATCTATGACCTGTTCGTTCTCCATGAGGTTTCCCACGCATTGAACACTCCTGCTGATGGTTTCCACAACGAGAAACATCCTCAAGGTCCAAGATACAAGGGTTTCTTGAACGTAGTAGAAGATGCACGTATTGAGAAACTGATCAAACGTAAATACCCAGGCGGTCGTTCTGGAATGATCAATGGATACAAGAAACTCCTTGAGCAGGATTTCTTTGGTATTCGTAACCTTGATCCAAACTCACTTCCCTTTGTTGACAGATTCAATCTGTATTTCAAGATTGGTATGACTCTGAACCTGAAGTTCAGTGGTGACGAGATGCCTTTCATTGAACGTGGTATGAAACTGGAGACTTGGGATGATGTCGAGAAACTGACCAACGACCTTTGGAACTACGCCAAAGACGAAGAACTGTCCACCGACATTCAGAACATGATGGATGACATGAAACAGTCATCTTCTGATGAATCTGAAGAGGGTGACGAGGAAGAAGATGGAGATAGTCAGATGCAGGGCAACTCTCCTGTCCAGATGGGTGGCGATAACGAAATGAATGGAATGAAGTCAATCGCAGGTGCTGGTGAGGAAACTGACGAGGAACCTGAAGGTGACGAAGTTCTGACACAACAAAACGGAATGCCTGGCGATGACTCCCACGAGGAAGAACAAAAGGTAACCGAACCTGCAGAGTTTGAAGACAGAGAACCTGTAGAAGGTGGCGGAGCAGGTCAGGTCCAAGAGTCCTTCAAGGAACACTTTGACAAAGATCCTATTTCTATCACCGACACTAACTTCCGTGAACGTGAGTCTGAACTTGCTGATAACAAGTTCGATGGTGTATCACTGACTGCATACATCCCTGAAGATGATCATCGTGATTATACCATTGGTTACAAAACCATGATCGAATACTTCTCAGAAATCTACGGAGATCCGTCTGAGTTTGAGGAAAAATTCGGAACACGTTATTCTTGGGGATACTCAGCGATCAATCGTTGGGAGTCCAAAGGTGCTTCTCGATACCAGAACTTCATGAACCATAACAGACCGATGGTCAGGCACATGGTCAAGGAGTTTGAGATGAGAAAGTCTGCAAAGATGCACGAGAGGTCTCGTATTCATCAGTCTGGTATCATCAACCCATCATCCTTATACAAATACAAATTCGATGATCGTATCTTCAAAGCTGTTACTTCCACACCAGAAGGTAAAAATCATGGTCTGGTCTTTTTTATTGACTGTTCTGGTTCTATGCAACACGTATTTGGGACAGTTATTGAACAGACTGTCCTTATGGCGTCGTTCTGTCAAATGGTTAAGATCCCATTCCGTATCTTTGGATTCACTAACATGGGGCTGGGACACAGACACGACACTTCAATAGGACAGAAAATCCAGAAACACTACCAAGAAGTTGCATACAAGTACAAGAACAAAGAAGAGCAAGAAGGCGATATGTATGTCGATTCTTCAATGAGATTCTACGAGTTCTACAACGACAAGATGACCAAACGTGAATTCCAGTTGATGTCAGAGTTCTTGGTATCACTGAGTGACATGGGTCAGTGTCCAGTTCCTTTGTCTGGAACACCACTGAACGAAGTTATCATGTTAGGTATCGACCTCGTGAACGAGTTCAAAGCTCAGTATGGTCTTGACATCTGTAACACTATTCTCCTGACAGACGGAGATTCTTCCAGTGGTGCTGGAGTCGCTACTTTCGAAACGTATATGTACGATGGAATGCCTAGAAGACAAAAGCGTTATCATCAAGTCAGTGACAGTGATGTCTGCACGTACCAACATCGTAAAACTGGTACAGTCTGGACCAAAGCTCACAAGACTGGTAAGAGTTTCAGACGCGGGTATCGTGGACAGACTACCACTGAAAACCTTCTTAGGTTCTTTGAGAAGTGTACTGGACAGAACATTATCGGGATCAACATTTTCCCTAAGTTCAACTATTACATGGCTCAGGACTTGGATGTGAACATTGAAGAAGCTAGGTCCGTATTCCGTAAGTCTGGATACCTTGCAACTGAAGGAACTAGAGGATACAGTAAGTTGTTCTCTGTACCTAACAGAAACCTGACCATTGACGATTCTGCAGAGCAGAAGTTTGACAGTATCAAAGCTGGTGAGAAAACTTCAGCTATCGCTAGATCATTCAAGTCGATGTCAAACAAACGTAAGTCACAGAGAATGTTCCTGACTGAATTCGTATCGATGGTATCATGATCAGAATACACGACACGTTACCTGAAGATTTGTTGAAAGAGTGCAAGGAGTTGGCCAGTGATGTACTGTTCTCTCCTCACCTTTCGGCATCACAAAAACTGGGTATCAGAGATTCCTATGACACTGATGGAGTTGTCCTTTTTCACAAGATTGAAGATACCCAGATCAAAATCAAAATAACCCAGACAGTTCTGGATAACGAGATGATTCCTTTCACTCCTACTGAATTTGGTTTTTCGTACATGATGAGTGGATCGAATCTGAAATGGCATTCAGATGTTGAACCAATGACTGGTTCCCTGACAGTATTCCTGAACGAGACATGGGACGAGAATCATGGTGGAGCTTTCGTCTACAAGACTGGACACAAACACTTTGATAAACACTGTATCTATCCAGAGGAAAATCTTGGGATACTGTTACACAAAGACATGGGTGAGATACCACACGCAGTGATCCCTACGTCCAAGTCTGCACCAGTTCGAATTACTTTACAACTTTTTTCAAAAAAGTGAAGATTTCACTTGACTTATTATCCCAGTTGACGTATACTATGTTTGTGAGGTTGAGAGACAGCCTCCGTTCCCAACAACATTGAATAGGAGTCATTATGACATACACAGTCTCAGAGTCAATCAAGAAACGATACAAGAAAGAAATCACCCCATCCAGAGCTAAACTGATTTCGGCGATACTAAATAAGTATCCCCGCAGGGTGAATTTCTGTAAAAAAGAAATCATGTCAGTAGTCAACGAGCAGGGAATGTCCTCATTCCCTCTCTGGCTCAAACTCTGGCAGACTGATAATGATCTGTTCCAACTTCCCATCATTGACGAAAATACGGAGATAACTGAAGTGAAGTCAAGTTTTGGTGAGCCACTCACACAGCTCAACCTAGAACAAATGGTTGAGTTCGCCAACGAAAAGTTTGGCGACAGAGAAGTGAAGTCCTCTGAGTTCATCGCAGCGATGAAAGAGGCACGTGTTCGTCCTGTAGACAAAACCTCAATGCGTGAGGCGTTTCAAGTTTCACGTGGTGTTTACAGGTTCTCCGCTGATCGTATTTCAACTGCGACTGCAAAAGTCATTCCTTTCAAGGAGACTTCCAATACTGTCATTCAGAAAGCAACTGTAGACGTTGCTGACGTAGCGGAAGAAAACCTTGTCCCTATGAAGGATGAGACCTTTGTCGAGTGGGGTAACATCTCCGACATCAAGAAAGTTCTCAAGTCCAAAAAGTTCTACCCGATTGCTATTACTGGTCACTCTGGTAATGGTAAGACCTTTGGTGTAGAACAGACTTGTGCACGTCTGACACGTGAGTGTATTCGTGTGAACTTCACTGTAGAGACTGATGAAGACGATCTTCTTGGTCACTACATTCTCAAGGATGGTGTCACCACGTGGCAGATGGGTCCAGTCCCAACCGCGATGATGCGTGGGGCAGTTCTTCTCCTTGACGAGTACGACTTGGCGTCCACCAAGATCATGGCTCTCCAGTCTGTTCTGGAAGGTAAAGCCCTCTTCCTCAAGAAGATCAACCAGTACGTACAACCCGCACAAGGGTTCACTGTGATCGCAACTGCGAACACAAAAGGTAAAGGTTCTGAGGATGGACGTTACATTGGAACTAACGTGATGAACGAAGCGTTCCTTGATCGTTTCCCTGTCACTATGGAACAACCCTATCCAACTAGGGCAACTGAGATCCGAATGATCTCAAACGCGATGACCAAAGAAGGTTGTCTTGATGAAGACTTTGCAACCAAGTTGGTTGACTGGGCTTCCATCACTCGTAAGACGTTCTTTGATGGAGCGACTGACGAACTGATCGCGACCAGACGTTTGGTCCACATCGTAAAAGCGTTCTCCATTTTTGGAGACAAGATGAAGTCAATTGAACTTTGTCTGAACCGATTCGATGACATCACAAAGTCATCGTTTCTTGACCTGTACACCAAAGTGGACGAGAATGTCCACGAGGAGACAGGCGAAGTGGTATCTCCTACTGATGAGGAAGTACCATTCTAAATCCGACCAATAATGGTCATAAACTCTTGTCAACATGAGCTACGGCCGTTGACAAAAATCCAATAAGGAATATTATGTTCGATGTAAAAGAACTTTATAAACAAGACATTTGCTTCCCCGAACAGAAGTTTGGGGGTCAGGTAGGTAAAACTGCCAATCTGAATCTAGAAAACGTAAGCACGTCCCTTCTAGATAATAACTCAGCTAGAGTGTTCAATTTCATTCCAGAGAATGCGATGAACATCAAGAAGTCATTCCAGATGCATGGTTATGTCACCACAAGCGAGTTACCAATCGTACAGAAGATTGGAAGCACTTATGAACTCCTTGCAGGACGCCATAGGTTCCATGCTCTGATGGAACTGGATGTGGAAATTTTCCCATTCACAGTTTTCGAGAATCTTGACAACATGACAAGGTCTCAGATTGAAGTCGCGACTAACGTCCCTCTTCCAAGACTTCCAATGAAGGATGTCGACTTGGCCCAGAATGTCATGAGACTAATCGAATCTGGTGACCTTGAGAAGAATGAAGATGAGATCAGAGTTTATCTTGATGATCTTCTAATTCACGAACCACAAATCAAAAGAGTGATCAAGGTTGTTCGTGAAAACGAAGGTGGAATTCGTAGTGACTGGACTACTTTTGACAAACAAGTCGCCAAAGAGTGGGCTAAGTTTGCAAAAGGTCAGTATCGAAATCTGGTCTATGGCAGACCTCATCACAACGGACAAGTTTACTACCCATACGAATCTGGTCAGATTGATCGGGGTTTGATGAGTGGACTCAAACTTTGTGCAAAGTATCCAAATCTCCAAGTGAACATGGTGAGTTTCTTGAGAAACAACAAATCCAAGAACTTCAAGGCTGAGCGTATTGCGCATCAGAAGAGTTTGAAGAAAGTCATGGAGATGCTTGAGGGTCTGGGTCTCTCCGCAGACAACCTCAATTTCAATTTGTATTTCCCTCAGCACGTGTCTGAAGATTCACAGACTCTTGTCAGAGTGAACTAAATAATAGGTGAGGTATTATCCCTCACAGGGCCACGATGGAGTTGGGACCACGTGGCCCATTTTTTATGCCGTTTACTTGACAGACGGAAAAGATGTGTTATACTATGACCAGTGAAATTATTATGAAAGATACCCTATGGAACTAAAAATCGGACCTGAACAACTTAAAGGTAAATCGATGATGATTGCGACTCCAATGTACGGAGGCAATTGTCATGGAATGTATGCCAAGAGTTGTATTGACTTGGCGATCCTTTTGGCTCAATGTCAAGTCCAACATAAATTCTATTACATTTTCAACGAGTCACTTATCACACGTGCACGTAACTACTTGTGCGACGAGTTCATGAGAAGTAAAGACTCAGAAGGCAAACCCCTTGAGTGGTTGTTCTTTATTGACGCAGACATCCACTTTGATCCACGAGACGCCGCTGCTCTCCTTGCACTCGCAGGTGAACCAGACAAGGATGGAAATCCCCGAAAGATCCTGTCAGCACCTTATACCAAGAAAACCATTGCTTGGGAACAGGTTTATGCGGCGACTCAACTTGGAGTCGTAGAAGATGCTGACGAAGGTGCAGAAATCCTGAAGCGTTTTACTGGTGACTTTGTTTTCAACCCATCTGTAGAAGATGGTGGAACTGAAGTGAAACTCAGTGAACCAGTCCCAGTCCTTGAGGCAGGTACAGGTTTTCTGATGATCCATCGTTCAGTGATGGAAGACTTCATGAAGAGTTATCCTGACTTCCATTATCGACCAGACCACAATAGGTCTGAACATTTCGATGGTAGTCGTTACATCCATGCATTCTTTGATACCATCATCGACAACGACAAGTGGTTAGGTGAAGGAAACTCACAGAATACAGACCGCTATCTCTCAGAAGATTATCTCTTCTGTCAGTTGTCTCGCAAGATGGGATACAAGATTTGGTTCTGTCCTTGGATGCAACTCCGTCACATTGGCTCGTACATCTTTGAAGGTCACATGGGTGCTATTGCAGACATCCAAGGTAGACAGATGTACAAGAAACAACATGGAGTGAATCCATCCAGAAAGAATCCACCAAAAGACGCCAGTGGAAAACAACAATTCCCAGGCGCACCACCGCCTCCTCCCACAAAGAAAGGTTCCAAGAAAGGGGCCGAAGCAGTGGGTGACGAACTGTTTCCTTTGACTCCAGTCCCAGAGTGGAAGAAGAAAGAGATGAAACAGAAATCAGAGGAAAAGAAGAACGAACCTGCAGTAGCTTCTGTTGGTCCTAAAGTAGTAAGTGGATGAAGTACAACGAAGAACAAACTGTAATGGAATTGCTTGAGTACATCAAGTCCACGTATGGTCAACATTACGTGGACAACAAGCAGAACATTCAGATTCAAGACGTATTTGATAGCATTGACATTGCGGAAGATTTCGCTCGGGGTTGTGCTATCAAGTATCTTATCAGATTTGGTAAGAAAGAAGGTAAAAACCCCAAAGACCTCATGAAGGCAATGCACTACATTGTCCTTCTTTATCATTATGCTTTTAAAGGTGAAAATGAAACTGTCAGATCAGACGATATCTATTCTCAAAAATTATAGTACAATCAATGAGAGTCTTCTGTTCACAGAAGGTAATCGTTTGCGTACTATTGCAAAGAACAAATCTCTCTTAGCCTCCGCTAAGATCGAGGAGACAATCCCTGTCAAATTTGCCATCTACAATCTCAATCAGTTCTTGAGTGCGATGACCATGTTTGGACAGGCCGATTTAGAATTCACAGAGAAGTCAGTCAAGATGACTTTCTCAGATGGAAGGTCCATCAACTACACTTGTGCTGACGAGTCCCTTGTCATCACTCCCCCAGATAAAGAGATAGCCGATTTCACTGGTGATGTCTCTTTCGTACTTACCAACGAATCCCTTGATTCGATCAAGAAGGCATCAGCAACTCTTGGTCTTCCAGAGGTAGTGTTCGTAGGTAAGCCAGGCACAAACTTTGTTGCAAGACTCATTGACTTAGGTAATCCATCTTCATCTTCAATGGAGATCGAACTGCCAGAAGTCAGTCAAGTTACTTGTGAAGTAGTCTACAAGGTTGAGGTGCTGAAACTGATGTCGAACTCCTACCAAGTTGATATTTCAAAACAGGGTATTGGTCGTTTTACTACAGGTGACCAATCCGTGACGTATCATATCACATCAGAAAAACAACATACTAAGTTTGAATAAGTTTGTATTATTCGGAGATAGTTACGTTGATCCTTTAAAAGTAAATGCGGGCGAGTGCTGGTCTGATCTTCTCGCCCGTGATGCTGAAGTGGTCAACCACGGCAAGTCTGGAACAGGACCAGATTATTCACTAGACCTGCTCGAAAACTTCATCGACAAAGAATTTAAAGGATACGAAGTTGTTGTATTTTTCATTGGCTTCCCCTGCCGTTTCAACTTCACAGGTATTCCACATCCAGGCC